AGCTTACCTAAAGACACTGGGTCTATCTCTGACCATGTAGTAACCCTGTGCGCCCCTGATTGGTCTATAGGGCCACGCATGTCAAAGCAGTACACAGTATTGCTAGAGGGTAGAGAAAGCAAGTAGAAGGCTTCTGATGCGCTGTACAGGGACTTAATGGGTAAAGCCTGTACATCTACTAAAGCCATCAGGTCATTACGGACATTCTTACTGATGTCACGCATAGGCAGAGATTTTTCTTGTATCACTCTACCAAAGCTACGCAGACCTGAGTCTGACAGGAATAATACATCAGTACCTGTACGCTGCACAGAGTCACGCGCTATGCAACCTACGCCATCAATAGTATCCACAAGAGCCATTGAGTCTGGAGAGGTAGCTCCTGAATAAACAACAATAGACTTTTTACCAAAGATAATTAAGAAGTCATTGTGAGCAGTTAAAGCTACAATCTCATCATAGCCTGAAGGCCATACTTTAGTTAAATCTAAATTACCTGTGCCTGTACCTGTCCAATGTGCAGTGTTTGGCGTAAGACCACTCCAGTAAATTGTGTTTTTGTTTCCTACTATGTCTGCTACCCACAGGCGACCAAAGGCTGCTAAGATTTCATTACCTTGTGGCATGGTGCCTGTAGTATGTGGATGAGTTGATATAGTTTCTAATACAAAAGAACCAGTATGGTCTGATCCAATCAAAGGTTCATGTCCGCTTTGAACCATGTGCATGTGGTTGTCAATAGCTACACACTTCCAGTTGTTAGCCGTAGGTGTATAACTACCGGGGGTTATATCTACTAATGTAGTAGTCCCTAAAAATATTTTATCATTACCAGCAGAGATTACACGTTTGTCGCCACCAGCATCTACAAACTCAAAGATAGTTTCTATCCCACGGCTGCTGCCTAACACAGACGAGCCATTAGTAGTGACTTCTTCCCAACCCTTACGTGCGCCTATACGTCCCAGCTTATCAATGACACAGTTGTCAGCAATAGCAGCAAAGGATGGGTCTACACTAATAGGCGAATCCTGTGTGTTAAGCCCAGCAAAGCCCGGACTTGCTATAGTAATGTTCTGTAGTTGTTGAGCCATTATGAGTACCAGATAGTTTCTTCAGGATGTAATGCAGCATCCATAGCAATGGCATCAGCCAATGTACTATCAGCTATTGCGAACAGTTCTGCTGCGCTTGCGCCTCCGGTTTCTCCTCTCTCTCGTGCTGCCATTGCGGTAGCCAGTTGAATCACAGGTGTTGACGGTACAGTTAATACATCTGTATCTGCTGTAAAGTCTTTAGTACGTAACACTACGTTAAAACGTAACGTGTACTCAGCATCAGGTATAGGATATAGGTCAACACCGTTAATACCGTTAAAGCTGTAGAACTGAGTAGTGCCTTTAGGTACACTAGGAAAGTCTAAGAATGCCTCATCAAACCATCGTGATGTCTGATACCGTAGGAAACAGTTTTGACTATCATTAGTAACGTCTAGTATTTTAATAGTGTTGTCAGCGTCTGTCAGTACATAGTTAAAGACATTAGCCTGTGTATCTACTGTTAGTGTATTACGCAACCCTGTCCAGTCCCAAGCATTCTGTACGTCACGTTTAGCGTCATTAACATACTCGCCTATTAGCTTAGAGTAGTTGTTTTCGCTTACGGTAGATACTTCGTTCTCGCGCAGTCTGACTAAAACTTTATTAACGAGTTGTAGGTATGTCATTATATAGACCTTCTTTGTTGTGCAAAATCAGACTCAAAAGGTGACGTAAGTAAATCTTCAATGCTTGTTTGTTGTGGTTGTATTAGTGGGCCAAAGTCTGTAAGTTCTATTTTGTTTTTAAACTTAAACAATTCGTTGTCAAACAACCTATCTGTTGTGCGTGAGCCTGATGGTATAGGTAAATTAAAACCGCCACCTAAACCTCCTGTAGGTAAGTCAATACTAGGTAAGTCTATACTAGGTAAATCAATATTTGGTAACGCGTTTCTAACGGCTGTGTCTAAATCAGATAGAGCATCGCCTACAGGCCGTATAACAGCGTCATCTACGTTTTTAGCTACTTCTCGTACAGGTTGTATAATAGCATCATCGACAGCACTGCCTCCTGCTCTCACAACGTCTTCGACAGCACTGCCTGTTGTTTCAGCTACTTCTTTAATTGGTTGTAAAACCTGATCATCTAAGTTACGACCAAACTCTTTTACTGTCTCTGAAACCCCTAGCTTACCTACAGCGTTTTCTACAAAATCAGCAAGAGCTGTACCAGCTTCCCCAAGAGGACGTACGAGACCCCTAACAACATCTTCAACAACCCCTAAGTCTATGTTAGTTTCAGGCAAATCAATAGAGCCTAACGTGCCGCCCTCTCTGATGTATTTACCTAAGCCCTGCGCCAGTGCCTCATCTAACTCCGCACCACCAGCTACAGCAGATACAACTTGACCTAAACCTTCTTGAAAATCATCATATTGTATTCCTGCGCCTTCAATGGTTGCTTGGTCTAACCCTACTGCGTCTAAACCTCTGTTAATCAGTGGTTGACCTACAAGAGCTAGAGCAGCTCCTTCGACATTACCAGCGGCTGCTACATTTAGGGCAGTCTGTGTTTGAGCATAAGTAGTGCCAAATAAGCCTTTTCCTGTGTTAGCTACTCCCGGCCCCATTTGACCCACAGGCATTGCACTAGCAGATGGAGGAGCAGTAACGCCAGACATGTTAAGACCTGCCATCAAACCTGAGGCTATTTCTACAGGAGATACATCCATTCCTGACGCAGCTTTAAGGCCGGTGGTTGCTAAAGCAACAGGAGGATACAAAGCACCTATAAGACTAAGTACAGGGTTTCCTAAAAACTTTTCCCATTTACTAGGCTTTGGAGGGTCTTTAACCCAAACCATTGTCTGAGAGTCAATACCTACGTCTGTAATGCCTAATAATTCTGATATGTCGTGAAAAGTTCCTGTTCTTTCTTTTTCGTAATACTCGTCACGAGCTTCTTGGCTAGGAAACTCTAACTGACCTCGTTGGCCATAGTTAGTATAAAGCCTTGTTTTGTCATACTCAAGACCTCCAGTATCTAACTCAGGAACTTTGTATTCAACATAAGCAGGAATCTCAAAGTCTTCCATAGCTTGCGCTAAGGGCCGGTCTATATTAACAGCTTCGTTGTATGTCTCAGCATTGTAGCCTTGCATTGCCCCCCGGCCCGGATCAAACTCTCTATACAAATCTCTGCCTGTTCTGGCTTTATCAGGAGCTTCCGCTAACAACTGTGCATATACATCTCTTACACTATTAGTTCCATAAGCTGCTAATCTAGCTTCTTTGTCTTTTAAAATATCTGCTTTACCGTCAATTTCTTGTACATCTGTATCTACCGTAGAAACAAAAGGATCAGCCTGTGTATCAAAAGGACTAACAAGAGAAGAAATAGGTTCTTTCTTAATAGGAACCATAACAGGTTCTTTTTGTTTTACTATAGGCGGAGCAGGAGTCACAGGAGGCTGCGCTCTAGGCACATCAAAACCTGCTGGCTGTGCAACAGGAGTAGTAGCCGCAAGACGTTTCTCTTCCCTAACAGGAACACGAGTACGACCAGTCTTTACTTTAGTACCTATTGCCATTATCGTTCTCTCTGTACGCCTTTAGCTTTTTCTACCGTTCGCATTGCACCTAGCCCTAACATACCCATAAGCACAGTAGTGAGCAGGGAGCTGTCAACAGGAGGAACAGTAAACCATATACCTAAGATGGGTGATAAGATAGTAGAGTACATTAACGCAAAACCACAAATCCATCCTATAGCGGGTCTCCACCCGGCTACAAACATGTTCTTATGAGCCGCCTCTACCTTATTGACTTCTAACTGACCCTTAGCTAACTCCTGAGCATGTCGCTCTGCCATTGTACTAATCTCATGGGCTAAGGCATTCTTAGTATCTTTATCTTCAATAAATTTATCTAACAAACCAGTAACAGGGCTAATTAAACTATTTAAAATACTCATATATTATACACTATTTTTAGTCAAAAGTCAAGCTATTCTTTGTTACGTAGTTTTTGTATAGTGTCAGTTTCCCAGATGCGGATACCTAACCAGATAATAGTAAACAAAGAAGCAACAGGCGGTAGCCATGCAGCCATTGTCATAAGAGCTGTAGAAGCTGCTGCTACGTCTATAACGTCTTTACCAGTATCAAGAGCCATAGGACAAACCTGCTGCAATAGCTGCGTTAAGCGGAGCCATGTCTTCAGTTGTCCAGAAGTCTTTACCTACTATTAGTTGTAGGTGTTGTACGTTACGCTCTACACAGTTAGCAGGTTCATAGTAACCAGAGTCATCAGCAACAATAGCGTTGATTAGGTTTACGCTATCTAAAGCGTAAGCGTAGTGTTGTGCGGGAGTAGTAGACATTAGTTATTCTCCAGTTCTTCTACACGAGCAGTTAGCTCTTGGATAGCCTTAACCAGTATGGGTATTAAATTACCTGCGGTAGCTTCTAGCTTATCTGGGTTAGAGTCAAGTACAAGATTAAGTACGTCTTTGTTATCTCCAGCAGCTTCAAGTAACTCCTGTGCAACAAACCCTTGTTCTACTGTACCGTCTTTAATATTACCGTCACGGCTTTCCCATGTAAACTGACGAGGTTGTAGAGTATTAATAAAGTCTAAACCATAAGGTGTGTCAATGATATCAGTCTTATCTCTACCATCTGACAAAGAGCTGATACTTGTTACGTTACAACGCAAAGAAGCTATAGAAGAACTACCTAATGTAAACTCGTTACTAACCGTTGAAGAAGAAGCGTAAGCTAAAATACCAACACAAGTATTGCCTTGACCTGTAGTTATGTTAGCTCCTGCACTGTCCCCTAAACAAGTATTGCTTAATCCTGTGGTTATGTTAGTACCTGCTAAGTAACCTATACCAGTATTAAAGTTACCAGTAGTTAAAGAAAACAAAGACTCTGCACCTAAAGCGGTACAGGCTACAGGATTAGTAGCTGTAGCTAAAGCATTAAAACCAACGGCTGTTATGTTATTGCCATTAGATGAGCCGCTTATATTTTTACCCGCTGTTGCTCCTATAAGCGTACAGGCTGTTTGAGAGGAAGTAAGGTCTTCACCAGCAGTAGCGCCTAATGTTACATTATTAGTGCCTGTAGAGTTGTTGGAGGCTAAGTCTGCACCTAAAGCCACAATAGCGTTGCTGTTGTTTTTTGTGTATAGCTTTTTGTCTGTGACGTTTACCGCCAGTTCACCCTGTACTAAGTCACTAGCAGAGGGAGCAGCGCCAGCGGTACTAGAGTTCTTAGTTATAATCTTAGTCATTACTGACCTCCGTTAATAAATATGTATAATGCAATGCCTACAGTAATCAGTAAAGCTGTGCCTAAGATTGTCTTGACTGCTTCAGATACTTTAGTTTGTTTACGTAATCTAGCTAATCTTTCTTTCTCTAGCTTGTGCTTGTGTTCCATCAGAGACTTGTGTTGTATGTTTAACATGTCACGCCACACATCTCTAGGGGTTATCTTCTTCAGTTCCTTCTCACGCTCTCTAATGGCGTTCTTAGCCCATGCAAGCTCTAAGGCTTCCTCCTGTGTCAGTACGTGATCGCCCTGCTTAGAAGCCTCCTCAATCGTTTCTACGGCTACCTTGCTTTCCGTAAGACTTGTAAAAATACCAGCTAAGTCTGACAGGTGCGACCCAGACTCTTTTACAGTTTTAATACCTGCGTTAAGAGTCTTGAGTACACCTACAACTGCTGAGATTTCTGCAATCATATTAGCTTCCTAAAGTTGGGCGAGTGTCAGGGAAGTCTGCTGTGCTGGGCCAATCGCGTAGTGCAGCACGATACGTCATGTAGGCAGCGTGTTGCGGGTGGTCGGTTAGAGGTACTATGTAGTCACAGCCGCCTAGTTCCATGTCACGCCACTGTCGAGCAGTCTCTTCTGCTGTAGGCTCTGGTATTGTCCACTCTTCGTAGTGTTCAAAGTTAGCTTCAACAAAGGCAGCGTCTGCTTTAATTGTGTTTACGATGTTGCCGTCAGCATCTTTAATGTTGTACTTCATTTTATTCTCCTTACGATACTGTCAGGTATTGAATGATTACGATGCCGTCACCGCCTATGCCGCCCACGCGATTCCAACTAGCTCCACCGTTCCAGCCCATACCACCGCCAGCACCAATACCGCCATTGCCGCCAACAACAAGCGTATTACCATCATTTTTATAAGCTCCGCCACCGCCCGACAAAAACCCTCCGTTTCCAGCGGCATGGCCTTGATTACCGCCTCTGCCGCCTATAAGCTGACCAAGACCAAGAGGCTCAAAACCGTCAACGCCTGCGTCTGAACTTGCGCCTCCACCTACTACGGCATTACCACTGCCGCTAGAATGTACGCTTACAGCACCCGCACCTTGATAGTAACTACCGTTGCCTCCTGCACCGCCTGTGTAGTTGACATCACCACCTGAAGCAGTGCCGGGGCTTGAGGTATAGGTACTGCCAATAGCTCCGTTTGCTGTAAGAGTGCTAGAACCATCAGTTGCTGAACTATTGCCACCTGATTGGGTTGATGAATTACTACCAGTTGGCGTACCGCCTGCACCTACAACAATTGTCCAGTTTGTTCCTGTGGACAAAGTTACGTCTTTGCGACAATAACCACCTGCTGATCCACTATAACCAAAAGCATTAGAACCGCCACTGCCTCCACCACCTATAACATGGATACGCGCTGTGCCGTTAGCTGGAGGTGTCCACGTTTGCGAAGTAGTAAGTACGACAGTTTCAAGAGTAGAACCACCGCCTCCGCCACCAATAAAATCTGTAAAGTTGCTCATGCCATTACCCATCCGCGTGTAGCGTCTGCAAAAATAAATTGAATTGAAAGATACTCTTTGTCTAACGTCATGTCAGTGCCGCTTGACATAATGTTGCTACCGTTGCGACCAACCACTGTATTGACAAAGTTGCCAACAGTAATAAGCACCCGCTGACCAGCAGAAGGTGACGCAGGCAGCGTTATGGTCTGTCCTGCTGCACTAACATAGACATGAGTATTAGCTGACGCTGTCATAGAGGACGCTGTGCTAACTGTGGTGATGCCTACGGTTATGGGGTCAGAAGCAATGACACCTGCTTTTACTTTTGTTAAAGCCATTAGCCCACCTCTGGTCTTGTGTCTGGGAAGTCAGAAGTTGACGGCCAGTCACGTAAGGCAGTCCTGTAGCTCAGGATGCTATCACGATTTGGCCAGTCTGGAGTCTGTGCTGCTTTGTCTGTAGCTTCTAGTTCGCCATCACGCCACTGACGGGCAGTTTCTTCTGCTGTAGGCTCTGGTGGCGTAGGCTCTACCCAAAGCTCGTAATGCTCAAAGTTGGCTTCCACGAACTCAGCACTTGCTTTAATGTAGTTAGTGACATTACCGTCAGCATCTTTAATTATGTACTTCATGTTCTTCTCCTTAGGCTGGTAGGTACTGAATAATCACAATGCCGTCACCGCCACTACCTGATCTATATCGACCACTTACGTTGTTACGACAACCACCGCCACCACCGCCAATACCACCTGAACCGCCTGTAGGGGAATCCTGATTTGTGGAAGCAACCAAGCTGGCACCGCCTGCCAAAAATTCTCCATCTAGCGAATGAGAGCCAAGGGTATCGTTAGCCCCTGAGCTACCGGGGGAGCATCTAAGACCACCTCTTCCTCCAAAAATTTGTCCATACCCTATAAGGCTTTCTGGCCCTTGTGCGTCGCAAGAACCAGCGCGATAAGTATCATTATTGTCTCCAGATTGCCCTGTGCCGTAAATACCAACAGCTCCTCCGCCAGCAAAAGCTGCGACACCACCTGTATTATTTACATCACCGCCTGAAGCTGTGCCTCCAGCCCCGTAGTTACTCCCAGAAGCACCTGTTCCTCCGTTAGCTGTTAGCGTGGCACCAAGTCCTGTACCAGCAACTGTACTAGCCCCTCCAGCTCCAGCAGCCGCGTCGCTCCAATCGCCTTCTTTACCACCCCTACCAGCACCTACAACAACAGTAAAACTTCCTGCCGTTGTTACAGCGAGACTATTTTTTTTGCAATATCCTCCTGCCCCTCCTCCACGAAAGAGACTTGTGCCTGACTGACCAGCTCCACCACCACCAATAACGTGGATGCAAATATTACCGTCAGCGGGTGGAACCCAAGTCTGTGAAGTTGTTAGAACTATGTTTACTGGCAGAGAACCACCGCCACCGCCTGCTCCTAATGGGATAGCCATCTAAATCTCCTTCCAACCAATCGTTGAATCCACGTACACCAGAGTTGCACCAGCGTCTGCCGCTAATGAACCATCGTCTGCTGTACTGTTAATCTTAGAGCCGTTACGACCCACGGTTACTACACCTGTGCCAGCGTTCTTGATAAATACTACATTGCCAGCAGCAGGACTTGCAGGCAGAGTAATTGTCACTGCGCTGCCTGAGTTGACGATAAGCTGGTCACGGGTGACTGCTGTATAGGCTGTAGTCTTGATAGCAAAGTCATTAAAAGCTCCGCCTGCTCCAGCAGCTAACTTGGAAGCTGTTACGGCACCGTCTACAATCTTTGCCGTAGTGACTGTGTTGTCTGCTGGAGTACCTATCTCAGTGACTGCAATAGCAGCGACCATAATCTCAATGGCTGCTCCGTTCGCAGGAGCCTCAGAGAAAGTAACTACTGCGGGAGTTGCGCCAGATACTGCATACGTTGATTTGTTTTGGTACACGCCATCAACATAGACAAGCGTGTTGTTTTCTATTGCTGCGCCAGAGAGTGAGAAGGTTACGTCAGAGCCGTCACCAGTAAAGCTGTTGAGCAGGAGGTCAGCAGCACCGCCACCAATCTCGCCCCACTCTGTGGAGTAGCCTTCAAACTTACCTTCCGTGGTGTTGTAGCGGAACTGACCAGCTACGCCTGTAGGACGCTGGGCTGTAGTACCTGCTGACATCTTGACAGCGGTAGTACCTGTGACAGTGACTGAGTTAAAGCTAGGATCAGTACCAATAGAAGCTGCACTAGCAGCAGCAGCAGTAGCTGAGTTGGCAGCATTGGTAGCTGATGTAGATGCTGCGCTTGCTGACGATGCAGAAGCAGTAGCTGAGTTGGCTGCATTTGTAGCATTAGTAGCTACAGCAGACTCTGAATTAGATGCGTTGGTTGCTGAA